GAAAGGGTGAACTCGTTGATGTTCGATGCTTTAGCAACGAGGAACGCCACCGAGAACAGCGCGTTCAGGGCGTCAACTGGCTCAGAGTCATTGATTGCGGAGAGGATGTCATCTTTCATATCAAGCTCCAGAAAAAGGAACTTCATCTTACGAACTAACGATGACTTTTTAATGACCTCTGGTCAGTATCGTAAGCAGCAACATAATTATCGCGCCGCAACCACCCACCAAAATCTGCTCTAACCGCTTGATCCGCGCGTGGATACCGCGCGTCTCTTTCTCGATACCTTCGTACCTTACGGCGCAGACGTCCACGTGAGCATCAATCTTGTGATCAACTTCAGATAATGTAACCATCATTGGCCTAGTTGGTTGACTACAGGAAGGCCCATTAATGCGTTACGCAAAGCGGGCGTAAGGGTATCTTGAGCCAGAAAATCGGCGCGGTTGTAGTTTGGAAGCGCGCGGTTTTGTCCTGCTCTTGACAATAAGTAAGCCCGCGCGGCAGCAGAAGTTGCTTCCGGTACAACAGCACCAAGCGCCCCCATTATAGGACCGCCAGTCATTGCACCCAAACCTGCGCCGACCATACCAGTCATGCCGCGCCCAAGCATTGTGCCGGTCCCCGGCGCGCCAAATTGCGATGGCGGCTGGTTAACGCGCGGCGCTACGTTTGCAAACGCGCCGATGGTTTGAAGATCGCCGGTAAGGTAATCGCCGCGTTGTAGATCACGCGCTAACTTCTTAGCATCTACAGAGCCAGACCCTTCTCGCACCGCGTCTTCTACGACATGGCTGATAGCCATACGTTGCCGAGACGCCCTAAATTGCTGAAGCATTGCTTGAGCGTTAGGATTTCCAACGGCCGCTAGATTTCGTTCAATTTGATCTTCAAGAGCGTTTGAAATTTGACGTTGCGCGTGAGCTAGATCGTTGTTACCGCTTCTAAAATTGGCCGTTGCCTGTTGGCGTAGCGTTCGGGTTGCTTGTAGAGCATCGGCAGAGTTAAACGCGCCCACTCGGTAAGGAGCAATTGTCTGAGCAACAACGTCAGGGACAGCACCAGGGAACGATCGCCCCGCGCCGGTATACCGTTGGTCTATTTGATTTAACGTATTTTGAAATATATTATCTGTGGGTATCTGCCCAATATTCTGCAACGGCGCATATCCAGTATTAAACTCATCGGCGCGTATGCGTTGCATAGCTTCAGACGTAATCGGCTGATTTTCTGGCAAACCAACGGCGCGGCGCGCCAGTCTGTCAGTAGTCTGCTGATTAGACGATGACGCCGCCTGTTCAAGGCGCGTCTTGCCACCAATACGCTCAAGCAACACGTTTTGGCTTGATGGAGAAATACTTCCGGGGCTAACAACAAAACCTTCTTGTTGTGCTTGCCGAATGGTCGCGTCCCGAACCGCGTTTTGTTGTTGCGCGGCTTGTAAAGCCGCTTGCCGTCTTTGCGCCCCTGCGGTTATGCCCGCTGGCGTAGCCATGCCTGCGGCGACACCCAACTCAGGACTGCCGGTTGTTTCAGCAACAGTCTGACCAGCGGCCCCACCCAACATATTTTTAAGGACTACAGAACTTAACTCAGGCAACGTACGTGATGGGGTCATCAACCCACCCGTACCGGCTTGAACGATAGAACTAAGCACACGTTGCTCTGGCGTTCTGTTTTGTTCTGCCTTAATCAATCCAAGTCTACGCAGCGCATTTGTCGCGTAGTCTGGGGTTGTGATGCTGCTTGGCTCTGGCGCAAGATCACGCCGCCCCGCTAAAGTAGCGAGCGTTCCAAATCCCATCTTGCCCAAATTCATAATGTTGTACGGCGCGTTCAGCAACAAGTCTGCTGTGCCGCCCAACATTTCATACGGCGCGCTTTCAATAACCCGCATCGTTGACGGTGCTTCCGGCACACGTGGGGTAAATCTTGGCGCTTCGGGCGCGCGCGGCGTAAATCTTGGCGTCGTATCAGGAGCGGGTGTAGGGGCGTACCGCGCAAACGGGTTTTGCTCTGGTGCGTATTGGGCAAACGGATTGTCAGCCATTTATTTACCCCCGCCTAAAACTCTAGCCGCTGCGCCAGCACCAAAAATTTCATCAAATTGTTTAGCGTTACCTTTACCGGATTTTAACGCCGCAATTGCAGCGTCGGGTATATTGCTAACTGCGGCCGCAGGTGCAGCAGGTGCGGCGGCAGGACGACCAGCGCGATATTCGTAAGTTGAATCATACGCCTCACGAACTCGTGCTTTAGAACCGCGAATTTCGGCAATCAGGTCGTCAATGCCTTGTTTAACGTCTGCAATGTTTTGCGTACGGTCAAGGCCACCGACAACTGATTTTTCAAGACGGCGACCTTCTTCGTTCGATACGTTACCCAACGCGCCGCCCGTTTTGGACATTTCGCGCATATCTTGCAACGCTTGAAAACCACCTTTAGCAAAAATCTTGTCGTATGTTGTCTGCGCTCGGCTTCCTTCGCGGCTTAAGCTAGGTGTGCGACCAAAAATTGGCCCAGTTATTTTCTCTAACCCAGGGTCGTCCCGAAGTTTTTCAAGTTCTTTAATGAACTGATCTGATTTTGCTTCAAAGCCGTTGACTGACTGCGTAGCTTGTGGGTAAGCGGCTTCACGTTTCTGAATGTCTTTTGGCGCTAAACTTGGTGAAGCAGGACCGCCTGGGATAGGTTCTAAATCACCAGTCGGTGTATAACGATAGCCAACAGGCGGTTTTACATTAGGCATTCCTCCTCCACCGCCGCCGCCTCCACCGCCGCCTCCACCACCCGCAAAGCGCGCGGGTGTTTGATTAATCGCTTGCTCTGGAGTTACATACACCGGCCGACCGCCGGGGCCAATTACTGCAACAGGCGCGCCAGGAGCGCGGGGTACGGGAGGCGCGGGGGGCGGGGTTTGCGCTTGCGTAACTTTGGCAAGGTTCTCAAGGGTCGGCTCTAACCCTAACGACTCCAACACCGCAATTGCGGTTGGTTTAGGTGCTTCTTTTGGTTGCACAGGCGGCGTAACAAATCTATTTTCTCTAGGTAAATAGATAGCGTTTCCAACTGTTTTTGGTAGTTGAGATTTCATCCACTCGCCCAGACCCATCACTTCTTTCCCCAAATAATCTGGGAACAGCGCGGGGTCATCAGGCACTTCGGCTTGCGCGTCTTCAAGCGTTCCGATTTGCGAAAGCACGGGACCAAGCTCAGGGTCAGCATACTGCATCGCTATAATTTTGCGTACAGCGTCTGGCGTAGTGGCACGTTGCAAACGCTCACGGAACATACCGGCGCGTTCAACGCGGCGGGCGCGGGCGCGGTCTTCATCCGTTGCGGTCATCGCTGCGCGAGTGCGCTCCTGCCCAAGTCGAGCAGACTCCATTTCAATCTGTGCTTTTTGCCGATTCAGCGCGTTTGTTTCTTGGTCTTGCGCTATCTTTTGCTGCGCGAGCATATTTTGCGTGGCGGCTTGCTGTCCAGATGCAAGTCCCTCTAAAAAATTAGCGGGACCTTCGCGGGCTAAGGCGTTGAAATTAACTGGCATGATTGGACCTTAAGCTGAATCACCATAGCGGAATTGTGCGTACGGGTCTTGGTATCCGGTTGTAGGCGACGCAAAAGAATTGCCACCAAAACCAAAAGTACCACCGCTGCCAAGGTACTTACCCAACGCGCTACCAACTTGACCGTAAGACGATTGTCTGGCTCGCTCGCCAGCCAGCAAAGCATTGGCCGATGTCTCACCTTGACCAGAAATTACAGGGCCAGCACCAGTCGCATAGTTAGAGCCTAGCGTTGACATGGCGTTTGATGACGTTGGTCCGTAACCAACAACGCCCGCAAGCGCGTTCCGACGCAGCCCTTGCGTGTCTCGGAAACGAGCGTAAGCATTTTGAAATTCTTGAGAAGCCAGTTCTTGCCCGTAGCGTTGCACCCCTTTGAGCGTTGCTCCAGACAACAATCCTCCGCGTTTTGCAGCAGTTTTTTCCAACTGATCCATTGCTGTTTTGTATCTAAAAGCAGCACCTGGATCTTCTTGGTAATCTGCGCTTGTAAAGCCGCGTACTAATTCGCCTCCCGGCTGGATTCCGGCTAAGTACCCCGGCAGCGCATTAACGCCCGCTTCATAAAAAGGCTTTTGCCGCGCGACGCCTTCTTCGTACATTTGACGCTGTAGCGCCAGATTACGATCTGAAGCCTCATTTGCAATCCGAGCAGCGTCTTTAGCTGCGCCAGTTGCGCCGCCACCCATAGCCTCTTCAGCCGCGCCGCCCAAACCTGCGCCAAGGCCAGCAGCCGTTAGCGCCAGACTTGCACCACCAGTTGCGGGGGCAAGCAGATAACCTGCCGCTGCCCCTAAAAGTTGACCCCAGCCCATTATCCGATCCTCCAGTTCGTACCATCATAGTATACGGGTACGTTATTGCTGCCGCCACCAGCAACGATGCTGGCAAACGTCGTAGCGTTGGCGTCCGTGACCATTGCAACCCATCCTTTGACTGGGCTTCCGGGCAACGTAGCAACGGTGTAAGTCTTGAGTTTGATCGGGGCAAGAGCGTTGGCTGAAGTCGCGCCAATTTGGAAGATGCTTGTGCCACCAATCAAGAAGTCCATCAAGTTGGTACTTCTGGCGTAGGAAATGTAATCCGTTGGGGCAAAGTTGACTTGAGCAATACCATTAGCAAGAGATTTGTCACCGCCAACATCAAGATAGAAATACTCATCAATAGCCTGACGAGGCGACAAGTTCCAAACGCTGCCGTTTGTTGCACCGCTAGTGTTGTCAGTCAGTTGCGTGTCACCGGCAAAAAGCAACGGTCCAGCGGTGGTGTTGTTAATACCGTAGCCGCCGTTACCGATGAACTTGCCGCCAGTTACGCGCACGTTGTAACTGTCAATGTTGGCGGCGATGTACATCCCGTCACTGGCCGCGCCCGTGACGTAAGGCATGACAAAATCGTAGTCCACGCCTTCCAGAATCCTGATTGCCCCTGCTTTGGCGTAATCAATCTCAACCTGACCCACGCGACCAATTGCCGGATAAAACGCCGGGGTAGTAGTCAACGAAGTGCTGCTAACTGTTTGGCTAACTGAAACAGTGTAGTTCGTTGAATTTGTGATCCCTGTAACCGTTGTGCCAGAGGTGACGCCAGTGCCAGATACAACCATACCGATCACAATCGGATTGGTCGGCGCAGTGCTTAGGGTCATAGTTGTACCGGAAATCGTTCCGGTGGTCACCGACTTATAACCGCCAACCGTGTTCTGAATAATGAACCCGTAGCTGGATTGGGTGCTGCTGCTGGTTCCGCAAACCAGACCCATGTACTTGACGTTTAGACTGTGACAGTTTCCATCCCATTCAAACCCGTAGTAGTCAGCGCCGGGGTCAAGCACACAAAAGTTGATCGACAGAATATCTGACCGCTTGGCGGCGTCGCCGTACCACTTGATGCCTGGGCCTCGAACAATGCCCCACATCCATTCAAGTTGAACGGTGTTGGCTTGCTCAACGTACAACGCCCCAAACGCATCGTACAGATACGCCCGCTCAATCGTGACTCGATCTGCGTTGCTGATGTAGATGGCGTAGCCAGTTGTCTGGCCGGGAGAGTTAAAGTTGAGCGATAATTTGACGCCTTTGCTTGCACCACCAACGCTAACGCTATTGATCGCGCCAGAGGTCTTAAGAACGCCGGGACCACCAAACCACTGATTGTTGGTTGTGACAGATAGCGCAACGGTGTGCAGGTAGGTCTTACCAGCGGCAAGGTAAACATCGCGGCCTGTGTTCAGCGCGTTCTGTAACGCGGTAGTGTCGTTGGTTGAACCGTTACCGGCAGCGCCGAAGTCTTCGGGGTAAACGTACCCAAGGCGCAGTTTGCTTTGCACCGTCTGGGTTACTGCACCAGTACCGGATTCAACGTAGGTAATGTTGGCCGAACTGGTCAGGACCGAGATGTTGTCAACGGTCCAGACCTCAACGTCCGTGGATGTGGTGAGTTTGAACTTGTACGAAGACGTACCTAACCAGATGCTGCACTCGCCGCGACTGTCAAGAATGACTGGGTTGGAGTTAGCCGTGTTGCCGGTGTAATCCGTGTAGGTCGTGAGCGGCGTGGTTGTTCCGGCTGCGTAGGTATAAACCTTACCGCCAGACAACGGGACACCGTTGTTGTCCAGAAATTGCAGTTTCGGTTGCGGCGAGATGTAAGTTGTCATATCAAGTTTTCCAACTGGTTCCGTCAAAGAAGACACGGACAACGGAGGAGCCGCCTCCGACAACGGTCGTATTATACGCAGGGGCGAGGGCGTCTGTAACGTAAGCCATCGCTCCCTGAATGCCTGTTGGAAGCGTTGCCACCGTGTACGCAGCAAGAACAAAGGGCTGAAGCGATTGGGCATAAGTGGGTGTTACCTTAAAAATCCCGTTGCCAGCAATCTGGAAATTGTAACTGTTGTTTGTGCGGTCGTAGGCTAGATAGTCATTCGTATCAAACACCAAATTCGGGTTAGCCCCCGACATCTGCATATAGTAGGTCGCGTCAGCGTAAAATCCTGTTGCAGTTATATAACGCGAGCTAAAATCGCCAGACGCATCACGCTGGACAAGATAACTTGCGGTGTTTGAACTAGACGCATTAACTGAAATTGTTGGTGTTGTACCACCCGAAGAGTTAACCGGACTGGTTGCGCCAACGCTGGTAACGCCGCCACTACTTACGGGTTGCCAAGATAAGTTTCCAGACCCGTCTGTCTGAAGAAAATATCCGTTGGTTGGGGAAGTGGGCCAACTATACGTTGTGCTGCCAGCAGTTGCCGGTACGGTAAATCCAACGTACCCAGACGATGAACCCATAAGGCGCAGCGGCGTGTACGTTTGCGTCGCCGTAGCAGACAAGCTAAAGATTCCGTTGCCCGCGATCTGAAAGTTGTATTGATTGGCAGTTCTGTCGTAGGCAAGATAATCGGTGTTGTCAAAAACTAAGTTAGGGTTGCCGCTAGAAAGTTGTGCGTAGTAGTAGGTATCAACGTAGAACCCAGTCGCAGTAATGTAATTGGCGCTAAAATCGCCCGAAGCATTGCGCTGCACAAGATACAGCGGCGTGTTGCCGCTGGTTGCATTTACAGTAATGTTTGGCGTTGCGCCGCCAGAAGAATTAACTGGACTAGTTGCGGTAACGCTAGTGACGCCGCCCCCACCGCTGACCGTCGCCCAAAACAGGTTGTTAGACCCGTCTGTGCTGAGAACTTGGTTGGACGTTCCAATTGCCGTTGGCAACGTATATGTTACCGATGGGCCAGTTGCAGATGGGGAAAACCCTGTGTATCCAGTCGTTGAGCCAAGCAAACGCAACCCAGTTGCGTAGACCGGCACATAAGACTGTGTGGCAGCAGCAGAAAACGTCGCCGTTCCCGTGCCGCCAATCTGAAGGTTTAGCTCGTTAGCCGTGCGGTTGTACGAAAGAAAATCCGTAGGGGCAAAAACAATCTGAGGCGAATTGCTGCTGGTTGTTAGGTAGAAATCGTCATCAATCGCCTGACGCGGTGTTTTGTTCCAGACCGAGCCGTTGATCTCACCCAGACCGTTGGAGTACAACGAGGTATCGCCCGCGTACAGCAGGACGCCACCCAAGTTGTTGATGCCGTAGCCACCGTTGCCGATAGACTTGCCGCCGGTAATTCGTACTTCGTAAGCGTTGATAGTTGCCGCAATTCGGAACCCGTCTGATGCTGCGCCGAGCACGTATGGCATCACAAAGTCATAATCCAGACCGGCTTGGATCTCCACACCGATGCCGGTGGAGTAATCTACCTCTACTTGACCGATGCGACCGATAGCAGGAAAGGTTGTTACGCCGCCCGTATTACGGATGATCATGCCCTTGCCGCCGATGATGCCAAGGTACTTGACCGTCAAACTATGGCAGTTACCGTCCCAGTCCATGCCGTAGTAGGTATCGCCCGGATCTACAACAACAGCATTTAAGATCAGCAGATCGGATCGGGTTGAGTCGTTGCCGTACCATTTGACGCCGGGGCCGGTGAGAGACGCCCACATAAAGTCCACAACAACCCAGTTGGCCTGTTGTACGTACAGACCACCAAAACCGCGAATGATGTTTAGCTTGTTGATTTTGACGCGGCTACTGTTCTCAATGTAGACCGCCCAACCCGCCGTTTGCGTAGGCGAGTCAAAGGTTAGATCCAACTGGATGCCGGTCACAATCGTGGCGGTTGGCGAGATTAGTTCTAGACCGTTGATCGCGCCAGCGATACGCAGAACCCCAGGCCCGCCAAACGACTGGTTAGGCGTGGACATCGTAAGCGTTGTACCAACCGCGTAGATGCGTCCGGGCGGCAGGTAAACGTCAAAGCCAGAGTCAAGCGCGGCCTGAATGCTGGCCGAGTCATCTGCCAATCCATCACCAACCGCACCGTAATCGCCGGGAGTTACCGCGTTGGCGCTTTGATTGGTCTTGGTGTATTGGTTGTTAAAAAACCGATACCATTCACGCGAGATCAGCTTGGTTCGTTCGTCTGTTAACGGAACCCGCGAGGCCGGAATCGTAGTGATGTTATTGCTAACAGCCATTACGCATTCGTCCCGCTCAAGTGCAGTTCAGCACCCATGATGGCAATCTTGACCGGATCTGTACCGGACACTTCGTAAACTCGATCACGCAGTTTAAGAGTCATACCGAGCCGCCTCCAGAACACGCGCTGCTGGTAAACGCCGATCTTGCCGAGCGTTGCCCAATGTTCGCTTGACCAAGTATGACCACCATCGTCCGACCAACGTAGCATGACTTGCGGGTCAACTCCAACCGTTGACGTCCCTTCATAAGAAATTAAAAAGTCGCCTGATTCAGTCGTTATAAAAAAACCGCTTTCAGTAATCAAATACGTTGGGTCGCTATATTCTGGACCGCTCAACCCAACGCCAGACTCGCAATCAAGTTGTAGGCTATGGTGCGCTGTACGGTTTAGGTTATTCTGCCCAGTAGCCAACGCCCGCCAAGAACGCAGCCACTTTTGGGCGCTGCCGTTGTCAGCGTAAACGTCTAGGTCAAAGGCGTACAGATTACCGTTCTCATAATCGCCAACAACAACTTCGCTGTTGTACGTCATCTGGCAGTTGCTGCGATGCCGTGTAAAGCTACCGTTGTCAAAGCCAGCCCGCTCATGCCATGCCTGAGTTGATACGTCGTACACCCAAGTGGCGTTGGCCGATGGAAACGTCAGAACATAAAAAGAATGACCTTCCTGTTGGTATGTGTAGGCAATCGCATCGCTGATGTTGCCGTACTGGGCGATTGCGTACTCAATCGCGTGGGTGCTGATCCGCTGGCCCGAATAACCTTGCGAGCGGTACACAATGCCCTGACCGCGAGCGTCTGCCCCCAACCAAAACAAACCGTTGTCCAGCTTGGCAACCGAGAATGTTGCAGCGCAACCAATCTCGTTATACGCGCCTTGGATGCGTTGCAACGGAAAGTCTGCGTTGCCAGCGTCGTAGTAAACCTCAACCGAGTTAGTCCCAAACAACCACGCTTCGCGGTGGTCAACAATCATACTGACTAAGTTGTCGGGCGAGCCTTCTGCGCTGGCAAAATCTAACGGATCAATTGAAGTGCCATCCAGCAGGGTTGTTACCCAAACCTTCTGGCTGTTGGGTTCAATGAAAACAAAGTACCCATCAAGGTAACCAACGGTCAAAGCGCCGGGGAAGTCTGGATCGGTGATCGGTCCAAACGCGCCCGTGCTGTTGTTGTAGATGTAGCTCGGCCCACCGCAAGCGATAAACAACTGTGTGCCGTTGTCCACCATGCTAACGGGGCCTGTGCCCGACACCGTGCCAATCACTACCGGCGTTCCAAATCCGGCCATCTGGTAAAGTTTGTCACCGCTGACAATATAAGCAACGCCACCATACGTCCATAGTCCCCGAACGGGACCATCACCAGCGGTGGTCAGCAACCGCAGTCCTGGCGCTCTGTTTAGAAACGCTGGTTCTTTACCGGCTTCGGGGACAATCTCAGGAAAAAGATTGACCATCCTGTTGTCGGCAGCGTTGATGCTCCGAGCAACATACGCCGATCCCAGAATCGGCGTTTTCATTAATAGTTACCGGCGTAGACGTTGAACCGCTGGCGTGTTGCAACGATTGCATAAGGCATTGACATCACATCGTCAGGGTTGTTGATGCGCTTCAGATTGCGTTTGCTGGTCATGGCAATGCGCTTGACCTGCCCTGATGGTTCCACGCCAAACTCAGGAGCGATCTCCATTGCCAGATTGTAGGTGAACGCCCGCAAGTATCCCGGTGGGAAAGCCAGCGTAGTTGCCAGCGTTGCGGGTTCGGACAATTTATCAACGCTGACAATATGCCATTCCAAAACCCTTGTGGGTTTGGGATAGATCGTCATCGTAATGTTGGGGTAGGTCATGTTCACAAACATGACCTGCGGGTAGGTAGACGTTACGGTCTTGACCGCAATTCCGTCGTACTGCTGCTGATTGATTAGCTTGATGCCGTAGCTGACGTTGGTAGTTGCATCGCGGAAATACGTCGCGTCATCAACTAAGATCGGACGGTTACCTACAAAATCACCCGTAGGGCCAAGCGTCCGAGTAATTAAATCTGGGGGCCAGTTAAAGACCTGATCTTGCGTGCTAAACACCGACAACCTCTCGGTGTTCCAACTATCAATCATCTGATTCATTGCCATCAATGAATCTTGCGATACCGAGGCCGAGGTGGTTTCACCTTCTGCTAGGACACCCAACAGTCGCAGGGCGCGGTTGATCTGATCACCAGCGGAATATGTTGCCATCGTAAACCTCAGTAGGAGGGGCCGAAGCCCCGCCTGTTAGCTTGCGCCGTGGATGATTGCGTAGTTGATGATAACAGCCTCAGACAGACTGCCAGCCGTGTTATTAAACAGGCCAATCTGGGCGCTGCCGGTTGTCTGGCTGGCAACGTAAGGCCAGTAAGCACCAGCAGTACCACCACCCGAAACGCTAACGATTAAAACATCGTTAGCCCCAAGCGTAGTGTTGTTAAGCGTAAACAAAACATGGGTCTGTGTAGCCAAAGCCGCATTGTTCATCGTAATACGACCGGCGCTTTTGTTCAGCGTAACGGCAGTAGACTTGCTGGTTGCTTGCGTAACTGCACCTTGTGCTGCTGCGCTGTAGCCGATTTCAGTGGTAGCGTAAATTGTCGTGCCAACAATCGTCGATGGAATAACAGCACCAATCGTGCCGCCATCAATATCTTGATCGCTATAGGCAACGCCAATAGCTTTTGTATTACCCATTTTTAATT